TGAAACTAACTGTTAGATTCAAATCTTCTTCTGAAAAGCTAAAAGGAGAAAAAACAGGTAGATATAGATTCTGGAGTGTTGTTTCACTGATATCAGACCCGACAAAACTTAAAGAAGGTGTAATGGATACTATAAAGTCATATATCTCTAAAGTAAGAGACTTTATTGATAACGGGGTTTATTCTTTGACTAAGTTTGTAATGGGTGACACTTTACAAGATGATGATATCAAGATAGATAACAACATCGATTTTAGCTAAAATAAATTTTTTTCTTTCAACTTTTTTTTGTATATTTAGCCATAAACGCAAATTATGGCAAGAAAAGACCATTTATACCGTACTATAAGGACTATTGAAGGGATTGTATTTCACCTCTACGAAGACGACAAAGGGGTGATTAGACCTCACTCTACAAAAGGACCTGCAGTAGAATACCCTAAGTCTGAAGGAAAATCAGACGAATACTTCATTTTTGGCATCAAATATGATTATGACAAGTGGCTAGAACTGTCTAGACCATTCCGTAAGGCCCTGACCGTAAATAAGGACGATTTAGTTGAATGATAAATATTTATAAGTAAATGAGCAGAGATGTCATTTAACTTAGAAAAATATTTAACCGAAAACAATCTCACTATCATTTCCAAGATCAGAGAAGACGTTGGAGATGACGAGACTGGACCATCCAAGGCGGACCTTAAGAAGACCGACAAGGATTTTAGAGACCTTTACAAGAAGAAGGCTCAATACGCTGAACTTCAAAAGAAAGTAAAAGCGATACTATCAAAACACGCTGTAAAAGCACCAGACGGTTCTTTGAAACTTAAAGACGTGGCTGCCTACAAGAAAGAAGTAGGTAATATGCCAGATCAACTTAAGCTATTGAAGCAGCAGATTCAACAACTTGAAACACCTGAAACTGACACAGATGAAGAACCAATGGACTAAGATAGGCTTTATAGCTATTGCTATTATAGCTTTGTGGTGGATATTCATTCAAAAAGGCTGTAGCCCAGAGTTTGATACTAAACCATACGAACACAAGATCGACTCTCTAGAAAATAGAATCGATTCTATCAAACAAGAGAACGATAGTCTAGAAGCTGGTATACAATATCTTGAAGAGACTAACACATACTTAACTGATCGTGTTGATGGTCTAAAAGATAAAGTAGCTATTCTAAAAGATGATCTTAAAGACGCTGAGAAAGCATTAGTGTATACGCCTACACAAGTAGACAGCTTCTTTATGTTTCAATATCCAGTACAGTTTGCTAGCTTAAGTGAAGATACAACACATCTTCCTTTAGAAGTATCTAAGCAGATTGTTGTTGATGTTAAACAACTTGGTATTAGTAAAGAAGTAATCAAGTTTCAAGACAGCACTATCTTAGGGCTTGATACTCTAGTTAAGAACAAAGACAAGATTATCATCGATCTTAGAAAGAAAGAAGAAAATTATATCGCTATTGATAAAGACCGTGTTGAGCAAGGCAAAAACTATCAAATACAAATTGATGGTTTGAAGAAAGAAGTTAGCAAGAAGAATTGGAAACTCAAGATGGGTAAGTTTGAAAAGGTTATAATCGGAGTTGCAGGCTTAGCCGCTGGCATACTCATAAAATAAAATATGTCTGAACAACAGAGCATAAAAGAGAAGATTAAAGAGGAGTTTGTCAAATGTGCAACGGATCCAGTATACTTCATGAAGAAGTACTATATGATCCAGCACCCTTTAAAAGGTAGACAATTCTTTAATCTTTATCCGTTTCAAGAGAAGGTTTTAAAACTGTTTCAAAAGCACGACTATTCTATAATCAATAAGTCGAGACAGTTAGGTATCTCTACTCTTGTGTCTGCTTATTCATTATGGTTGATGTTGTTCAATAAAGATAAGAACGTTCTTGTTATTGCTACTAAGCAAGACACCGCCAAGAACATGGTAACAAAGGTAAGATTTGCTTATCAGAACTTGCCAACTTGGTTAAAGATAGGAACGTCTGAAGATAATAGGTTGAGCTTAAAGCTTGCGAATGGTTCACAGATAAAAGCTGTTTCTGCAGCCGGTGACTCTGGACGTTCTGAAGCTGTATCTCTACTAGTTATAGATGAGGCTGCGTTTATCGATAGAATTGAAGAGATATTCACAGCGGCTCAACAAACACTTGCGACTGGTGGTGGTTGTATAGCATTATCTACTCCTAATGGTGTAGGTAACTGGTTTCACAAGACTTATCTAGCAGCGCAAGAACAACAAAACAGGTTTTTACCTATATCTCTACCTTGGACAGTTCACCCTGAACGTGATCAAACATGGCGTGAAGAACAAGATAGAACATTAGGTAAACGAAATGCGGCTCAAGAGTGTGATTGTGACTTTGCAACTTCTGGTAATACTGTTATAGAGCCAGAGGTTCTAACGTGGTATGAACAGAATATGATCTCTGAGCCAATTGAAAGAAGAGGTCTTGACAAAGCTTTATGGATGTGGGAATATCCTGATCCTTTAAAGTATTATGCAGTTGTAGCTGACGTGGCTAGAGGAGATGGAAATGACTACTCTGCATTTCATGTTATAGACGTTGAAACAGTAACACAAGTTGCTGAGTTCAAGTCACAAATTGATACGAGAGAATATGCGAATGTGCTACTAAGCACAGCCGCTGAATATAATAACGCTCTACTAGTTGTTGAAAATGCAAACATTGGTTGGGATGTTATACAAACGATATTAGAAAGAGGTTATACAAACGTTCACTATAGTTACAAACAAGACCAGTCAATGGACTTTACTAAATATGTAGACAGGTTTAATACACAGACAGGATTGGTGCCTGGCTTCTCAATGACAGAGAAAACTAGGCCTCTTGCTGTAGAGAAGATGAGAGACTTCTTAGAGAATAAAGTAGCAACGATTAGATCAATCAGGCTACTTGAAGAACTGAGAGTCTTCATTTGGAAAAATGGCAAAGCGCAAGCGATGCAGAGTTATAATGATGACCTTGTCATGAGTTTTGCTATCGGAGCTTATCTAAGAGAGACAAGCCTTAGATATAGAAAGACAGCAGAAAGCTTGACATACGCTGCATTAAACAGCTTTACTAGAACACAAGACAATAGTATTGCTTATAATGCAAACAACCAGTACAATCAAAACCCGTGGAGTATGAACATAAATACACCACAAGGTGGCGAAGCACAAGACTTAACTTGGTTAATATAATATAAAATGGCAGAACAACAAAAACAAGATAACTTATTCTCGACCTTAAGACGTCTATTCTCTACAGACGTTATTATTCGTAATGAAGGTGGAGACATGTTAAAAGTAATCGACACCGATACTATTCAAAGATCTGGTGTTATTCAAACCAATTCATTAATTGATAGGTTCAATAAAGTTTATACAACATCAACTGCGTATGGTGTTAATCTAAACTTAGCACAGAACTATCAATCAGCAAGGGTGCAAATCTACGCTGACTACGATGCCATGGATACAGATGCTATCTGTTGTTCTGCACTTGACATTGTAGCTGATGAATGTACACTTAAAAATGAACAAGGTGAAGTACTTCAAATCAGATCGAGTGACGAAAATATTCAAAAACTCCTCTACAACCTTTTTTATTCTGTACTTAATATTGAATTTAATCTGTGGAGTTGGGTTCGTAATATGGCTAAGTACGGTGACTTCTACCTCAAGCTTGAAATAGCTGAGAAGTACGGGGTCTATAATGTAATTCCTTTTTCTGCATATAACATTATTCGTGAAGAAGGATACAATCCAAACAATCCTCAAGAGGTTCGATTCAAATACGATCCTAATGCAACATTAGCTTCATCTACTGGTTATAGTAGTCAACAAAACCGTGATAGTGGTGTTTGGTTTGATAACTATGAGATGGCCCACTTCCGTTTGACAGGTGATGTTAACTATCTTCCTTATGGTAGATCTTATCTTGAGCCAGCACGTAAACTATTTAAGCAGTATGTACTTATTGAAGATGCGATGTTGATTCATCGTATTGTTCGTGCACCTGAGCGTCGTATATTCTACGTAAACGTAGGAGCAATTCCTCCAGGTGAAGTTGATAACTACATGCAGCGTATGATCAATAAGATGAAGAAAACACCTCTTATTGACCCTAACACTGGTAACTATAACTTAAAATACAATCAGCAGAACTTGTTAGAAGACTTCTTTATTCCTATCAGAGGAAATGATACTTCTACAAAGATCGATACTGCAAAAGGACTTGACTATAATGGTATTGAAGACGTTGCTTACTTCCGTGAGAAGTTGTTCGCAGCACTTAAGATACCTAAAGCTTTTATGGGCTACGAAAAAGATTTGTCTGGTAAAGCAACCCTTGCCGCTGAAGACATTCGATTCGCTAGAACTATCGAAAGACTACAACGTATTATCATTAGTGAGTTGACTAAGATTGCCCTCGTTCACCTATATTCACACGGATATACTAACGAGAATGCAGCTAACTTTACATTGTCACTAACTAATCCATCTATTATTTACGATCAAGAAAGAATCGCTCTTTTCAAAGAGAAGATTGACCTTGCTAAACAAGCTATGGAAGGATCTTTACTTCCTCGTGACTTTATCTATGA